AAAGAGCTTTTAATTGATTTAGGAGTTTTAAAAAGTAAAGCAACTACTACAGCAGCAGAGGCTTCACCTGATGGCGCAAAGGCAGGACAAAACGCTGCTACTGGATTGTCGGAGACTTTAAAGCTAGGCTTTCCAAAGGCATTGCCATTTTTAATACTGTATGCAGCACAAGCATTTAGCATTGTTAAAGGAGTAATGTCAGCAGTTAAAAAAACTAAATCTATTGCATCTTCAGTCGGTGGTCGCTCAAGCGGATCATCAAGCTCAAGCCTACCTGCTGTTTCTGCTGCGCAAGCACCTGCCTTTAACATAGTAGGCTCGTCAGGAACAAACCAACTTGCAGAAACAATTGCAGGACAACAACAGCAACCAGTCAAGGCTTTTGTAGTAGCCAATGACGTAACAACAGCACAATCACTTGAAAGAAACACAATTCAAGGCGCATCAATATAACAAGCAAATCATGAAAATAATAGAGTTAATCATAGACGAAGACCAAGAGATGGCAGTAGAAGCCATATCAATTGTCGAAAAGCCTGCCATTGAGCAGCCCTTCATTGCACTTAAAAACGAGCAGGTCTTACTGGCAGAGGCAAGCAAAGACAAGAAGCTGCTTGTAGGTGCGCTATTAGTGCCTAACAAACCCATATACCGCAAGCGTGGAGATGAGGAGTACTACATATACTTTTCAAAAGAAACTGTTAGAAAGGCTTCTCAGCTTTACCTAATGGGTAGCAAACAGAACAACAGCACTCTAGAGCATCAACACTCGCTAAACGGTCTGTCGCTTGTCGAGAGTTGGATAGTAGAAAGCGAAGAGCATGACAAAAGCAAGATGTATGGTTTAAGCGTTCCTGTCGGTACTTGGATGGGTATTGTGAAAGTAAACAACGACGAAGTTTGGGAAACGTATGTGAAAACGAAAAAAGTGCGTGGTTTCTCGATTGAGGGATACTTCGCTGACAAGATGGAAAGACCAAATGAGCCAATAGATGACTTTGAGGAAGAAGAGGCTGAAGAACTGCTGTCAATGGTTAGGCGCATAGTCAAAAAGGATGGCAGAAAAAAAACAGGGGAAAGTGTAGAGTTTGAAAGCTATACAGACTATCCTGATGCAGTCAAAAACAATGCACAACGTGGAATTGATCTAAACGAGAAGAACAACAACAAATGTGCAACAGGCGTGGGCAAGATAAGAGCGCAGCAACTAGCACAAGGAAAACCCATAAGCAAGGAAACCATAAAGCGCATGTACTCCTACCTATCAAGAGCAGAGGAGTACTACGATGAGAGTGATACACAAGCCTGCGGTACTATTAGCTTCCTTCTATGGGGTGGTAAGGCTGCCAAGCAATGGGCAGAGAGCAAACTCAAGCAACTCGACGAGCTATCTCTTGCAAGCGAAATAGTCAGCGACAGTATGGCTATTATAGACGATAGACTAGCATACTCTACTAAAGAACTTGCTATAAAAGCTGCACAAGATATCGGATGTGAGAGTTACCACGAACACGAGTTTGAGGGCAAAGTATGGTTTATGCCTTGCGAGCAGCATCAATTAAAAAAGCCATGTACAGCAGGATATGAACAATATGGCATGAAGCGTAAAAACGGAAAACTTGTACCAAACTGCATACCTATAAAAAGATGAGACAATCAAAATTCAAAACACCAAGCAGGACATCGCCTAAAGGCGGAAAGCGTGGCTGTCTATGTGCTGACGACACATACAGCTCAAAGTGCTGTGATGGCTCGCTCGAAGCGCAAGGAATAGGTGTTACAAAAGGCGGTAGTGTGTCAGTTATTAACGGAGTATCAAGGATAGGTTGAAAAAAAAACTTTACCACTTTGCTTTTTTGTCGTTTATAGTAGTAGACGTATATACATGAAAGCAACAGAAATGGTAGACAAAATAAAAGACCTGCTTGGCATTGAACTTTCAAGCCAAGATGTCGAGTCAGTTGAACTGGCTCAATCCACACTTGAAAACGGTACAGTAATAGAATACGAAAGTATGGAAGCAGGATCTCCTGTTTTTATTGTATCAGAAGACGAAAAAATAGCACTTCCAGTTGGCGAGTACACTTTAGAAGAAGGAAAAATTTTAGTAGTTGTTGATGAGGGAGAAATCTCTGAAATCAAAGAAGCTGCTGAAGAAGAAGTAGAAGAAGAAGTAGAAGTAGAAGCAGCAGAGGAGGAAGAACTTCAGTATGTGAAAAAAGAGGAGTTTACAGCAGCTGTAGACGAAATCAAAGCAATGATTGAGGATTTGAAAAAGGACAAAGAAGACATGAGTGTTTTGAAAGCTGATATTGAAAAGCAGAACGAAATCAAAGCAAAAGAGGAATTGGCAAAAATAGAAGTAGAAGCCGAGCCTGTGTATCACAGTCCTGAAAGAACAAAAAAACACATTCAAAAATTATCACATAACAGACCACTAACAACACAAGACATTGTGTATAAAAAACTATTCACTAATTAAACATGGCAACAACAACTAACATAACAACAACTTTTGCAGGCGAAGCAGCAGCCAAATTTATATCTGCGGCACTTACTTCAGGAGTAACACTAAACAACGGATCAATTACTATTGAGCCAAATGTTCGATACAAGAAAGTTCTACGAACTCTTGACACAAACGCAATCGTAACAGATGCAACTTGTGATTTCACACCAACATCAACTGTAACTTTAGGCGAGCAAGTACTTGAGCCTAAAGAATTACAAACCAACCTTCAGCTTTGCAAGAAAGATTTTGCGGATACGTGGTCAGCGATGGAGATGGGTTATTCAGCACACCTCGAAACTCCTGACACACTCGCAGAGTATGTACTTGGATATGTAGCTGCTAAGATTGCAGAAACAATCGAGCTTAACTTATGGAGTGGAGACGATAGCGCAGGCTCAGGAAACAACCTTTTTGAAGGCTTTGAGCAGCGTATCACGTCATCAGCACTCGCAGGAGTTGGCGGAACAAGCATCGACAGCTCAAACGTTATCACATTTTTAGGCAAAGTTGTAGATGGTATTCCTTCTGCGGTTTACGGAAAAGAAGATTTGAAAATTTGGCTACCAAACAACGTATATCAGAGCTATATCAGAGCTTTAGGAGGCTTTGCAGCCGCAGGCGTTGGCGCAAATGGTTTTGACAATAAAGGAACACAATTCTACACAATGGGCGCAGGCTTAACGTATGAAGGTATTCCAGTAATGCGTGCAGCAGGTATGTCAGCAGACAGAGCAATTGTAGGACAGACGTCAAATTTATTCTTTGGAACTGGTCTTTTTCAGGAAGATATGAATGAGGTAAAATTGATTGACACAAGCGAGACTTTAGGAGACCAAAATCTTCGTATTGTCGCACGTTTCACAGCAGGAACTCAAGTAGGAACTGTTGCAGATGCTAAACATTTTACACCTGCATCATAGTGGCGTGTGCTCTAACAACAGGGAGAGGCATTGGCTGTAAGGCTAACGTAGGAGGACTTCAGAATATATATTTTGGAGATCCTGCGGAGTTCACAGCTGCCTCTGTTACCTACGATAGCACAACAGGCGAAATTGAAAATACAGGCATGGCTACTGGCAACGCAAGTATATTCAAGTTTGCTTTAAAAGGTGCGAACTCGTTCACAACCACGATAACTGGATCGGACGAGAATGGCACTATTTTCACAGAACAAAGTCTTGCGATTACGTTGCAGACAATGGATCATGCAACCCTAAAAGAAATTAAACTTTTAGCACATAGCAGACCGAAGATTTTTGTTGAAGATAGAAACGGACATCTATTGATGCTTGGTTTGGAGAATGGAATGACTCTAACAACAGGAACAATAGTGTCAGGAGATGCAATGGCAGACCTCTCGGGCTACACTTTAGAATTTAGCGGTCAAGAGAAGATCGGTGTGATTCATGTAGACGCTGGGATTGCTAACGCAAGTTTTGTAGCTGGTCTAGCGACTACTTCAATAACACCTGCATCAAGTAACGGATAAAAATAGTTTTTTTCATTGTTTTTTAATATGGAGGAGGGCGGTCTAACAATCGCCCTTTTCTTGTTTTTATATGATAGTAATAACACCGACATCAGGAAATAAGACAATAAAGTTTGTGATGCACAATTACACAACTGATGCCTTGATTGTAGTCTTTAGAGATACTGCCCAAAACAGCAATCTATTGACAGTAACAGGCAGCTCTCTTGTTTCTAAAAACTCCTATTACAACGAACTAACAGCAAACTTTACTACTGCGCCTGTAGAGGGCAGGACTTACGAGATGCTGATAGCTTTAGCCTCTAACGATATTGTGTTTCACAAGGAAACAATATTCTGTACTGCCCAAACTGTTGAGGACTATACAATCAACAACGGGATTTATAACATGAAAAACGACTACGCAGCTGACGTAGACAACGAATTTGCTTACTATGAATAACACACACCTCATTCAGTTAGGACAGTATGAAATGCCAAAGGCTGTAGAAAGCCGCACAAATGACTATGTGGGGTATGGCGATGATAACAACTACTACGAGTATCTGATCAACACTTACATCGAAAGTCCTACACACCACTCAATTGTCAATGGTGTTGTAAATATGATATATGGGAAAGGTCTTGATGCTACCAACAGCAGTCGAATGCCTGATGAGTACGCACAGATGAAAAAGATATTTAGACCTGACGAGCTTCGTAGGGTTGTGCAGGATTTAAAGCTCTTGGGCGAGGGTGCTTTCCAGATTTTCTACAAAGGCAACAAGGTTGTTCAGGCTAAACACTTTCCAAGACAAACACTACGACCTGAAAAGGCAAATGAAAAGGGAGATGTTGAAGCATATTATTACTCTCACGACTGGGCAAAGCACAAAAAAAGAGATAAGCTGACACGTATGCCTGTCTTTGTAAACGATGGGAAACCAAAGACACAAAATGAAATACTAATCGTAAGGCGTTATGTTACTGGTTACCACTACGTAAGTCCTCCAGACTATGTCGGTGCAATTGGCTACGCTACCCTTGAGGCTGAAATAAGCGACTACCTAATCAATGACGTGCAATGCGGTTTTTCAGGTACTAAAATAATAAACTTCAACAACGGAGTTCCTGACAGAGAGAAGCAGCTTGAAGTCAAGAGTGATGTCATGCAAAAGTTAACAGGCAGCAAAGGCGAAAAGGTGCTAATATCTTTTAACAGCACACCAGAAGCCAAAACGACAATTGATGACATTCCGCTAAACGATGCGCCTGCACATTACCAGTATTTGTCAGATGAGTGCTCTAGAAAATTAATGATAGGACACAGAATAACGTCTCCCCTTCTTTTAGGTATTCGTGATGGCAACAACTCGCTAGGCTCAAATGCTGACGAGATCAAGCACTCCTTTCAATTATTTGAAAATGTAGTTATAAAGCCATACCAACATCTTTTGACAGATGCCATAGACAGCATACTTTCAGTAAATGGGATTGCGTTAAATACGTATTTTAAAACGCTTGAGCCGATTGAATTTCAAGAGACAGAGCAGATTATATCAAAAGAGGAAAAAGAAGAGGAAACAGGCATTAAAATGAGCGAGGAGATGACCTGCTGCTCTAAAGATGAAGCATTTACTGACGAGCATGGCGATATACTCTTTGAAGGCTTAAAAGGAGAGATTGTAAATGATGACTGGGAAGTTGTAGAAGAACGTGATTACAGCGAGGAAAACGAGGTGTTTGAGCAGTGGGCAGACAGCGATAAGAAAGGCGAGCAAAAGCTGTATCAAGTAGCATCACAACCAAGCGGTTTTAGCTACCTTGACAAGTCTTCATACAAAGTGCGCTATAAGTACGCAGTAGGCTCACGCAAGGCTAAAAAATCAGGCAACACTTCAAGAAGGTTTTGCACCGATATGATGGCAGCATCACGTGCAGGTGTAGTCTATCGTATAGAGGACATAGACAGAGCATCAACAAACCTAAATTTTAAAGCAGCAGAGCTGCCCATGCACAACAATCAGAAATTTGATTTGTTTAAGCACAAAGGCGGAATATACTGCCGACATATATGGAGAGAGGTACTCTACAAGCTAAAGGTAGGAAAGGAAGTGTCAGAGGACATCACAGACTACAAAAAAGCAAAAGAGATACCTGCTTCATACAAACCAAATCCGAGAGGCTCAAAGCAGTCTAAAGTCGCACCTATAAACACGCCAACAAAAGGCGCATACCCTTCATAATATGGCACAAGCACTATTTATCAGACCAATGGATGTCAAGAGGTTTACTGCTGCAAATGGCAACATAGACAACGACAGATTTTTGCAGTATTTATTCATTGCTCAAGAGATACACATACAACGCTTTTTAGGCTCTGACCTTACAGAAGCACTTGAGACAAAAATCAACGGATCAAGTCTTTCTGGCAACTATTTGACACTCGTACAGGATTACGTAAAGCCTGCTCTTTGCCACTGGGCAATGGTTGAGGCACTTCCGTTTCTTGCAATTACTATTGGGGCGAAAGGGGTGTACAGACATACATCAGAAAACGGAACAACAGCGACAAAAGAAGAGGTTGATTTCTTAGTAGAGAAGGAAAGACAAACAGCGCAGTATTTCTCAAACAGGTTAATAGATTATTTAAAAGATAACGCATCAACGATGTTTCCAGAGTATTACACAAACACAGGGAACAAGGACATCAGTCCAGACGATGATGCAGATTTTGTAGGGATAGTATTATGAAGACAAAGAAAAAAATTAAAAACGAGAAACTACTGGACTTGTATCTAGCTAAACTAATGCAAGAGCCGAGTAAAGAAAAAATTAAACCAAAAAACCCGTTTTGGGGAATATTTGAGAAAAAATGAGTTACGGATCAATTTATCAATCGACATGGTGGGGATTTGTCAGCAGTACTTACGGAAGTATCTACCAAGCTATCGCACAATCTCTTAACAGAGTTACAGCAGAAAACGGAGATTTCCTTATTGCTGAAAATGGAGACAATATAATTATAGAAGAATAAAAAAATGGCAAATAAAAAATTTAGTGAGTTTACGCTCAAAACAGATAGTGCAAACGTAGACTTCGTAGTAGGTTACGATGGTACTGATAACGTAAGGATAGCACCTAGCAATTTAAGCAGCGGAGGCGCATCGTCTTTGAACGGTTTAAGTGATGTGCTTATTGATACTACTTCAGAGTATGTTGGCACTATTCCTAGTGGTTTATCGGGTAATCCACAAGGCAATACTACTTTAGGTATTGAAGCAGGTCTTAATCTAACAAGTGGAGGTGGTAATAGTTTTGTTGGCGATGATGCGGGTAAAACTATAACAACAGGTGCAAGAAATGTTGCATTAGGTCAGATTTCAATGAGTGCTGCTGCCACAGGCATAAACGACACAGTTGCAGTTGGTTATTCATCAGGCTCACAAGCAACAGGCTCATCTTCTGTTCACGTTGGTAGGTTTGCAGCTTACACAAATCAAGCAACTGCCCACATCTCTATTGGGCAACAGGCGGGTTTATCACAAACTTCAGGTGCAAGTAATACAAATATAGGTTATCAAGCAGGGTTCTCTAACACCACAGGAGGATTTAGAACTATGCTTGGGTATCAAGCAGGTAAATCTCAAACAGGTGGTAATAATACTTTTTTAGGTTCTTTATCAGGTGGTAGTCGAAGCGGTAGTGGTTCAGGAAATACAGGTGTAGGTGCTAACGCTTTAAGATATGTTGAAAACTCTAATAACACTGCTTTAGGAAACGGAGCAGGACAATACGCTGATAGTACAAGTTCGAACAACGTAATGATTGGTAAGAATGCAATGGGTGGTGCGTTTGGCTCTAAATCAAATAATGTAGCTGTTGGTTATCAAGCAGGGGATAGTGTTACAACAGGACAAAACCTTACAATGATAGGTTATGATGCTGATGCTTCGTCAGCCACAGCTACAAACGAAATAACCTTAGGTGATGCAAACATAGCTACTTTAAGATGTCAAGTGCAAACAATATCTGCTCTTTCTGATAGTAGAGATAAAACAAATGTACAGCCATCGCCTTATGGTCTTGATTTGATTAGCCAATTACAGCCTGTAACATTTGATTGGAATATGCGAGATGGTGCTAAAGTAGGTCAAAAAGATTTAGGGTTTATCGCTCAAGAACTACAAGAGGTAGATGATGAAAACCTACAGCTTGTTTATGATAACAATCCCGACAGATTAGAAGCAAGTTATGGTAGACTAATTCCTGTACTTGTACAAGCTATAAAAGAATTAAAAGCAGAAGTTGAATTATTAAAAGCATAAAAGATGTATATAAACGTAATAACATCAGAGAATACTGAAGATAGCCACAAAGAAGTTATCACAAGCCAAATACCTGACCAATTAGCACAGATAGGCGAAGGGGAGAATGTAGATGCAATCAAGTATCACTTTAAGTGGGTACTTGCTAATGACTTCTACAAAGACGAATTGACAAGTGAACAAATATCTGATATGGAGGCTCATTTGCCTTCAGATTACCAAGACGAATACGAAGAACTTCCAGAATAGTAAAACATAAAACAATGCAAATAACTGAAGAACAAATACAACGTATAAACGCAATTCTTAACTCTTTGCCTATTGCTCACATAGCACAGGTACAGGAAATCGTAAAGATATTCAATGAGAGTAAAGAGGAGGAAACAGATGAATAATGGCTCTAGCTGATATATATCAAAAAGCTACATTAGTACAGATACCTAGCGGTTATAAGGCTGCTGATGCTGAATTGTATTCAGTTGTGCCTAACACTACCGCAGGGGATTTTACAGTTAGTGTAGCGGCAGGTGCTACAAGAGTAAACAAAGATGGTTTAGTTGAAAGCGTAGCAGCAAACCAAGCAAGGCTTGACTACAACCCATCTAATCCACAAGACCCTACCTTACTGTTAGAGCCTCAAAGGCAAAATATATACACATATAGTCAAGATTTAAATCAAGGCACTACTCTTACTAACACATCAGTAGATAATGATAACACAACCTCTCCTAATGGCTCTTTGACAGGAAACAAGCTAACACAAACAAGTGGTGCGTTTACAAGAAAGAATTTAGGTGTTGTATTAAGCGGTACTTGTGCTTGGTCGTTCTTTGCTAAAAAAGGAGATTTGAGATACTTAAACGCAAGAAGTTTATTTGTGCTTAATGGTACTACACCTGCGAATGGTAACACTATTATTGACCTTAACACAAATACAATAGCATACAAAGGCACAAATGTAACAAGCGCATCGATAGAACAGTACCCTAATGATTGGATAAAAGTAGAAATAGTTGCAACAGATAACGCAACAGCAAGTGGTGATTTCGTTGATTTCTTTTTTACTGATAGCGACACAAGTACACAAAGTACAGGTGTGGCAGGTAATGGATTTATATGGGGTGTGCAGTTTGAAAGTGGTAGTTACGCAACTTCATATATACCAAACCTTTCGTCAGGAAGAAATACAAGAACAGTAGATGGTTGTAATAAAACAACTTTTGCAAATATACCTACTAATTATCCTTTTACTGCATTTTGGCAAGGTAACATAGATGATTATGACGCAAGTGGTTTTACATCGCAAGTTGCATTTTCATTACACCATAGTGGAGTATTGGATTGCTACTTTTCTTTGAACTTTAAAAGTACCTCTGAACTAACGCTTAGAAGAAGAAACACTACGGACAACAGTCAAACAATATCGTTCACAAGCAACAAAAACACCAAGTACAAAATAGCTGTATGCTTTATATCTGCAACTGCCGCAAAAGTTTATATAAACGGAACAGAAGTTCTTGATAGTACAGGCTTAACTTCTGTGCCTTACATATCTAGCGATACACCGGACAGTGTGCTTATTGGTCAATTACGAGATAACACAGATACAGGTAAAAGAAATAGTTGCGACCAATTTATGCTATTTAATGAAGAACTGTCAGAAAGCGAACTAACAACACTTACAAGCTAATGGAACTATTCAAGAAATACGAATTTAACTCAAAGGAACAGGCACAGCAAAAGATTGCCTCGCTTCCGCACACAGAGGTAGACGAACACTCTTACTTGGAGGGCAACCACGCTATTGTCCATATAGGACATATCAATACGAATGAGCCTGTATGGGATGATAAAAACAATGAGTGGTCAGTAGAGCCTGAATACGCAGACAAGTACAGCATAGACGTGCTGTGGAACGATTTAGACGAAAGTCCTTATGGATGGAAGTCTTACGAAATAACCGTTGAAGGAAACGGTGTACACACCTTTTTAGGTAGAAATTTTTAATTATGGATTTTAATTCTTTGAAAGTATATGCAGTTAATCTTGCAGCAGTTACAGCAAGCACCTTCGACATGGTTGAGGATAGCTTAAAGATATTCCTTCTGCTGATCAGTATTGGATATACTATTCAAAAATGGTGGGAAATAAAAAAGAAAAAATGATGTGTGATATATGTATCCATTGCGGTCTATGTTAAAATACTTTAACTGTGAAGAGTTTGACAGTCCTGACGTACAGGGAAGCGGTCAAATGATGGACTACGAGTTCTTGGAATTGCTTGACGATGTCCGAGACCTCTATGGGAAACCTATGGTCATAACAAGTGGCTACAGGACACAGCAATACAATGAAACTTTAAAACACTCAAGCAAACACAGCAGTCATTGTAAAGGCTTGGCAGCAGACATTGCTGTAGATAACTCAAAAGACAGGTTTCGGCTTATATACGCAGCCATTGAATACGGAGTGCCACGCATAGGCATAGGCAGAAACTTCGTACACCTCGATTGTGATTTTGATAAACCTACAGATGTAATGTGGCACTATTATGAATAAGATACTACAGTTTTTTAGCAAAGATGTTATTGGTGCAGTTGGCAAAGTCATAGACGATTTGTTCACTAATGACGAAGAGCGCATCAAAGCAAAAAACGAAGTTTTAAGGATTTTAAAAGAAAAAGAGCTTGAACTTCAAAAAATGCAGACCGACATAATACTTGAGGAGAGCAAAGGGAACTGGTTGCAAAGATCATGGCGACCTATACTGATGCTTGGCTTTGGTTTTATTGTCATGTACAACAAGTTTGCTGCACCTGCCTTTGGCTTACCTAACGCAGAATTAGAGGGCGAGTTCTGGAATTTACTCCAATTGGGTATAGGTGGATATGTAATCGGCAGAAGTGCAGAGAAAATAGCGAAACAAGTAATAACAACAAAGAAAAAATGAGACCACGCCTGTCAGGAAATAAACTAAAAGCATACGAGAACATTACAAAAGAAGAGCGCAGAATACTAGTCATCGGAGACCTGCATTGCCCTTTTGAATTAGATGGATACTTTGACTTCTGCAAAGAAACCTATGCAAACTACAACTGCAATCAAGTCATCTTTATTGGAGACATAATTGACAACCACGCCTTTTCTTATCACGAGCCTGATCCTGATGGCATGAGTGCAGGAGACGAGCTACAGGTGGCAATTGAAGATGTAAAGAAATGGTATAATACGTTTTCCGATGCTGACGTACTTGTTGGAAACCATGACCGTATGGCTGCACGTAAAGCGATGACAGGCGGAATTCCAAAGGTTTGGATCAAGTCATACAATGACGTTTTAGGAACTCCTAAGTGGAATTGGACAGAGCGCATTGTGTACGATGACGTGCAATACGTGCATGGCGAGGGAGGAACAGCCAGGACAAAAGCAAAAAACGATATGATGTCTACTGTGCAAGGTCATATCCATACGCAGGCATACACAGAGTTTACTGTCGGCAGAAAGTTTAAAGTGTTTGGAATGCAGGTTGGCTGTGGGGTAGACTCTAAAAGCTACGCAGCAGCGTATGCAAAGAACTTCAAAAAGCAAGCAATAGGCTGCGGAGTTATTATTGGAGGGCATACAGCAATAAATTGTCTCATGGAACTCTAAATAATAGCTAAACTTGTCGCTATCTATGTCGCTATAAGACAATCTACTCTGTAAGTTGCGGAGAGACTGGGAAACGAACATTTGTCCGCTAATGTCTAGGCAATAGGACAAAATATGGTTAAAAACACCTGTCAAACCACTTTTTTTACTTTTAGCGTGTCCAGTTAGTTAGACATTAATGGACAATTTACTTGTCGCTATCCTTGTCGCTACTTATATTTGAGGCATGTATTTTTATCTAAAAAACAAAAACACCAATTCAAAGAGCTTAATACTACTGCGCTATTACGTTGCCAAAGATAAAAAATTGTTTCAGCTATCTACTAAACTTTCTATTAAACCTTCTGACTGGTCTTTTGACAATAGAATGCCGATTGTAAAGCGTGGACTTGCAAGTGTAGAGAGCAGACAGCTAACCAATAAGCTCAACAGTATTAGTGAGAAACTTCAGGCGGTGCTGCTGCAATATGGCAAAGACGTAAGAGTTGAAAACCTAAAAGAGGCTTTCTATCCAAAAAGAGAAAGAGAAAATGTCGAAGATTTGTTTGTAGAATTTATTGAAGAGCGCAAGCTACAGGGTACAGTAAGCAAATCAAGCATCCAGAAGTACAATGTGGTGTTTGATAAATATCAAAACTTTTGTGCTAAAGGACTGACAAAGTACAAGATACTGCAACTCAATGATGACTTCTATGTCAATTTTTTAAGCTATATGCGACACGAGCATGACTTAAACGACAACACGCTATCTCGGTATTTAAACTTTTTTAAAACATTTGTCCTGTGGTGTTCACGCAAAGGCATTGACATCAACATGGACTACAAAAAAGTTAGTGTAAAAAAATACGAAGCAGATGGTATTGCGCTTACAACTGAAGATGTGAAGACATTAGAAGATGCAGAACTCACTGGCGCAGAAGAAAAAGCAAGGGATCTGTTCTTGATTGGTGTGTATTCAGGTCAAAGGTTTTCTGATTATAGCGTATTTGATAGGGCAGACGTGCAAGGCAAGTTTATAATAAAACGAGCAGAAAAGACAGAGAAGCACAGCTATATACCGCTGCACAATAAATTAAAAGATTTGCTTGACAAATACGACTGGAGGCTGCCAAAGATAAGCTCGCAGAAGTTTAACGTGAGAATTCAAGCGGTGTGTAAGAAATTAGGCTTTGATGAGCAGATTAAGAAAACTACTTACAGGGGAAAGAAGAAGATTGTTGAAGTGTTGCCCAAGTGGCGCATGGTAGCATCGCACACAGCAAGGCGTACCTATACTACATTAGCGTGTGAGGCAGGTATAGCAGACCATTTTGTAATGGCTGTAACAGGCATAAAAGACCCTAAGACATTACAGAAGTACAAAAAACTTAATAAAGAAATGCTGTTCAAATCTTCAGCTTCTTTCTGGGTTTAATTTTCTCGCTCTTTACTTTTTCAAAGTATACTTTCAAAAACTCTTGTTCTAAAACTTCAAGTTCTTGTTCGGTGTATGATTTTTTTACTTTTTGAGACTGTATCATCTCCATAAAAAAATCGGTAAAATCCTTACCCATATTTATGTCTAATTTATTTTAATTTTTCATTTAAGTAAACATTTAACTGTTGCACCAGAAAGTCTATGTTTTTTTTAGTTTCAAGGTTATTTTTATGCATTATTGCAACAGTTTGTTTCAACTTTTGCAATTCGTTTTCATTTGTATCAAACCTTTCGTCTACTTCATCGATTCTTTGCTCATAAAAATCGCTCATGCTGTTAAGTTTATCTAACAAGATAGAGGCAGTTTGATTGTCCCTTTGTTCTATATGTTTTGGTATTTCAAACTCTATAAAGTCAATAACCTGCTTGGCGGTTACTGTCCTTTCGTCTTGGCTTGTTTCTTTTTTATCTTCTATCCCAAAGAGTAGCCACTTCTCGGTAATATCAGGAAACGCAGTTATAATTCTCTGAACTGTCTTTCCACTAGGCTTCCTGTTGTCTTTAATTATTAAGTGTATGGTTGTTGGCGAGTTAAGTCCAATTATTCTACAAAAATCAGCTACAGATAGCTGTTTTTCTTTCAAAATATACTTTAACCTGCTTGAGTAATCTGTCATTTTTTCTATTGTTTTTTAAAAAAAACTATCACAATTTCATTTATTAAATAATAATTATTATATTTGTATAGTAAATAATGAAAAAGTGAAAGTTATTTCATTTTATAATATACAAAGAATGAGACAGAACATAAAACAGTTGTTCAAAAGTGTTGATAACAAAACAGAGTTTGTTGAGCTATTATCAAAAGAGTTTAACAGGAAACCTGCATCAATCAGAAACAACTGGTTTTCTGCCTTTTATTCAATTCCTCAAGAACACGAGGCACGTGTTGTAGAACTATTACAGCGCACAATAGCTGCACAGAACTTTAAAGCTGTAGAGGCATGATCACATTAAAAGGTACATACTACACAGTAGACGAGGCTTCTCGCTATCTAAGACAGTCTGACAAAACAACTCGTCGTCAGATATACAAAGGAAAACTTAAAGCCTTGCGAGTAGGCAATAAATACTTAATAGACAGAAATCAATTTAAAAATTAGAACAATGAAAAAACGAATGAAAATGCTACCAACAGGTGCAATAGTTATTACCAAAGCCAAAGGAAAGGTGCAAGTGCATCATCCTAGCGACAGCGACTATCCACTACATCTGCTGTACTACAGACAGATGGAACAAATAGAAAAACAACTCGATAAAATAAGCATTTACGGATGAGCGCAATACAAGTAAGAATAGACAAGAAGTATTATCTAACTGGAAGAGCTTACTCAACAGTACAGTTTTTCCAAAGCGAAGGGCATCTAAACAATTACTTGCGCTTCATGTCAAAAAGCGAAATAGAAACAAAAATAATAGGACATAAAATTTTAAACAATGGATAAGGAAATAGGAAAAGAGTACACATCAGTAGTAGCAAAGGTTACTCCAAACGGAACATACGAAAGTAAGCAAGGACATGGACTGTTCTACAAATTTGAATACGAGATGCAGGATGGAACAGCTTTAAGCGGTAGCCATAAATCTGCAGATGGTTGTATAAAAGAAGGCGAAGATGCAGCTTATGTTATTAGAGGCAGTAATGATTACGGAGCTTGGGGAAAGGTATCAAAGCCTTTTGATGGAGATCGTGGCAATGGAACTCCATACACTCCGACCAACAATACTCCTATCGCACCAAACAACAAAGACAAGAGTATCGTATGGCAATCACTTGCAAAGGTTTCAAGTGCGCTGCTCTCCAACCAGTCTACAGTAAACCCTGATCACGCTGTAGAGCTGACAGATTTTCTTGTAAGCTATCACGACTGGAAAGTAGGAGGAGAAAAAGGCGAAAAGCCTGTATTCAACAAGCCACGTGTGGCAGCAGATATGCCTTTTTAATCATGAAAATAATAGACAAGCACATAGTAGACTACTGGCGCAAAGACGTAAACATGCGCCTTGTGATTGAAAAAAGCTGCACAGACATAGAAAACGATATATGCCTTAAAAGGCTCAATGGCTTAAAATCAATAATTGCTTTCTACAATAAAGCGCACAAAGATTTGATGGCTAAAGAAATGCACGAACACAAAAACCAACAGGAATATGAACACTTTTCAAACTCTTGACGACTTTAAAGACCTTATAAACAAGGTATATCTAATTGAAGACTTATGCGCTGCAACAAGAAAACAAAATCATGTTTTTGCCAGACACACATACTGCGGTCTTTTAAAAAATCTCACAAAGCTATCATATGCAAGAATTGGCGAAAGCATAAACAGAGATCACGCAACAATAATGCACTCCTGTAAGGTACACCTTCAACTGATGCAAACAGACAAACAATACAGAGAAAGATACCGTTACTGCGAGTACATAATTGTGAGCTTATATGGCTTTAAAATTGAAGACCCTTGCGATTACATAAGGATGAACATGTATGAGTGTACAAACAAACAGCAGGATCACATAGTCTCTGTGATGAAAGAGTTTTTGTTAGACAACAAAGAACAAAAAGAAAAGAAAGAACATGTCTAAAGCACCTGCATTTCAATTTTACGCACAAGATTTTCTGACAGGTGTCATGGATTTGACTATGGAGGAAAGAGGCTTATATATCACGCTTTTGGCTAGACAATGGGCGGTTTTTAATGAAAAAGGAATACCCAAAAAAAGGCTTGGGTTATTAGTGGGTTATGACTGGGAAAACATGCCTGAGATGGTCAAAGATAAGTTTACAGATAACGGAGATTACTTCTTTAATAAACGACTGCAAGAAACTTTTTTAAACATGAAGTCTTTTAAAGAGAAGCAACGTGTTAATGGACTAAAAGGAGGAAGACCTAAAACCCAAACTAAACCCAAAAGAAACCCAAAGCAAAGCTCTTCATTGAAGATTGAAGATAGAAGTATGAAGATTGAAGATAGAAAAAAGAAGATTGAAGTTGTATTACCATACGACTCGGAAAATTTTCAAAACGCTTGGCACAACTGGAAAGAGTACAAGAGCATTGAGTTTGGTTTTAAATACAAGACAGAACAAAGCGAACAAGCTGCTCTTATGAAACTATCAAACGAAACAGACAACGAGCAACACGCCATACTATCCATAAACAACTCAATGGCTAATGGATGGAAAGGAATATTTGCACACAAAGAAGATAAAAATGGAAGCAAGACAACTGGTAAGAAAGGAAACCAATACTCTGACAACTTCATCACAGAAGTTGCTAACGCTCTACAGTCCTAAAAACTGTCTAGCAAAAGGGAATAAAATCAAGCAGGTGTCTGATTGCTTTGAAAGCAAAGCACCTAGCATCGGGAAAATGCAGCGTTCGCAAGGCAAGTCTTTCACAAACGCCTACATGATGGCTTGGCTCGTTTATCTAAACGAAGTGCTTGGTCTTAACAAACCTATGAGCGAAGAGCAGATCAGGCTGTGCGCACAAATGATTTTAGATGACTACTACATGCTTAACGTGGCTGACTTGACCCTAATGTTCAAACGTGTTCTAAAAGGCGACTACGGGGAGTTCTATGAACGATTGAGTATAGACAAAATACAGAAGATATTCAAAGCATATTTTGAAGAACGATGTGGCGAGGCACAGACCCAGACACTCCGCACCCATAACGACCTCAAGTCTGATGACACCTTCGCTTTTAGCGACAACCCTAGAAGAAGATAAAAACAATGTAAAGTGAAAATGGAAAAGACAGATAACTACACACACAACAAAGAAAAACTATCACTGACAACTTTAAAAGTTGAAATCAAAGCTATTAGGGTAGATGACAAGGCAATGACTATAAATTTATTTAATCAAATTCCCCATCGTGATGTTATAGATTATTGTCCAATTAAAGATTTAATAATATTAGGAGTAGTGAAAAGAATAACACACCAAAAAACTTTTCACTGGACTTTATTTTCTATCGAAGGTAATTTGTATAAAAGTTTAAGATGTCGAAGATACAGACAATTCTCAACTCTTGAAGAAGAAAGATACATAACAGAAAAAAAAATTATTACAAGAGAGGAAATAATGACTTTAGATTATGCAAAGCAGATATATATAGCAGTGTAAAAAAGATAACCAGCCCTAGAAGAAGATAAAAGTGTATAAAAAGAAATATCAAACACGCAATAAGTATAAAGCTGTTAAGCAGACGTTCAATGGCAGATCATACCACAGCAAAAAGGAGGCAGCCTTCGCCCAAGAGTTGCACCTACGTAAGCTAGCAGGGGAGATTACTGAAATCATTCCACAGTATCCCCTGCGACTTTACGTCAATGGCAAAAAGATATGCAACTACTTCATGGACTTTAAAGTAGTATATCCAGACGAAAGCGTAGAGCTAATTGAGGTCAAAGGTTTTGAAACAGATGTCTGGAGGCTAAAATGGAAACTAACCGAAGCACTACTTGATGAGCTAGAGCCAAACGCAAAACTTGTACTTGTAAAATGAATATACTCAGCCAACTTAATCGCAACCACAAAAACTTTGTCTTGTACGTCAAAAAGAACGCAATGACAACACTACAGAAAAAATACCCTGAAGACGTAGTACAGGAAGCATACTTAAAAGTTGCAACAATACTAGCGCAAGGGCAAGAGCTGAAGTTTGAAAGCTACTCGTTACTTGAAGGCTACTTTTTTAAAAGCATAAAAAGCATATTAAAAGACGAGTTGAAAAAGAAATCAATCCAAGAGCTGCCCATCAAACAAGACATTGTTGGAGAAATACCAGAGGAGATAGATGTGGTTGAGTATTCAGAGCTTGTTAAAAAGATTGACGAGGTTGTAGAGACCTTTTACTGGTATGACAAAAAGATGTTTAATCTATACCGCTATCAAATACCCTCTATTAGAAAGATATCAAGTGAGACAAAAATCAGCAGACCAAGCGTTACTCAAACAATCGAAAGCTGCAAGATGAAAATACAGAAAAGGCTAGCAACTGAATACTACAAAATAGCAATATGAAACACAAAGGTTTTGGCGATACTGTAGACTGGATCACTACTCATACTGGAATAAAAAAGGCTGTCAAATACTTTTTCGGAGAAGATTGCGGCTGTGATGAGCGCAAAAAATGGCTCAACGAAAAGTTCCCATACTTGCGTGAAGACCTAACAGAAAGCGAATACTTGCTGCTGCATGACTTCTACAAAAGCGACTACAGCTCTATAACAGCCAAACAACAAAACCAACTCCTCAAAATATACAACAGGGTATTTGGTAAGCGTAGAGAAATGAGCAGTTGCTCTCCATGCGTTAAAACACTAATTGACGAACTAAAAGAACTATACGATGAGTACAGCAAAGTTATTGTGCAAAGTAACAAACGGAAGGCTTGAGGACAACACAGGCATTGTGAAAGCTCTTAAACAATATGAAGGCAAAGAGATAGTGATAACAATAAAACAAAAGCAGAAAACACGCAGTAGTTATCAAAACGCTTACTACTGGGCAGTCATTATTCCTATAACCATAAAAGCCATATACAATGAATGGGGCGAAACATGGACACCTGAAAAGGCACATGATTTGTTCAAGCTAAAATTTATGCAAGAGTACAGACAGGTTAAATCTAAAATTATAAAAGTTCCCAAATCAACAACAGAAAACAAAACAACAGAGCAAGAGGTGTTTCACGACAATTGCAGGAACTTCCTAAAAGAGTACTTCAACATTGATGTTCCTCTGCCAAATGAAAATATAACAATTGAATAATCAATCTTTTTCAATTATGGATAAAAGAAAATATAACGGAGGTAAAAGAGCAGGTGCAGGAAGAAAGCCAAAAGACCAAGAGCAGTCATTGATAGAAGCTCTGGACAGAATAATAGATAGTGATAAGGCTATTGAAGTTTTAAAAGAACTAATTAGCGAGGGAGATATAAGAGCCTTGCAGCTATTCTTAAACTATCGCTATGGCAAACCGAAAGAAAGTGTAGACGTTACACAATTTGTTGAACAACCACTATTTTTAGATGTTCCTGAAGACTACAGCAGTACAGAAGATACAGAAGCTAAGCAAGAGAATTAGGGTTGTACAAGGTGGCACGTCTGCCTCCAAGACCTTTGGCATCATTGCTCTGCTTATTGACCGATCTATTAAGATACCCAAAACAGAAACATCTGTTGTGGCGGAGAGCATACCGCACCTGCGTAGGGGTGCTGTAAGAGACTTTAAAAAGATACTGCAAATGACAGGAAGGTGGCACAGCGAACAGTTTAACAAAACGCTACTTACATACACCTTTGCTAATGGCTCAACAATAGAGTTCTTTTCAGCAGACAGCGATGCAAAGCTGCGAGGTGCAAGAAGGCATGTGTGCTACATTAACGAGTGCAACAACATAAGCCACGAGGCATACTTTCAACTTGCTGTTAGAACATCAAAACACATATACCTTGACTTTAATCCCTCAGCCGAGTTTTGGGCGCATACAGAACTAAAAGACGACCCTGATGCAGAATGGTTAATACTAACCTACAAAGACAATCAGGCAGCACCTAAAGCAGCAGTCAAAGAAATACTAAAAGCAAAACAAAAGGCAGACAAGGGAAACAACTTTTGGCAGAACTGGTATCGTGTCTACGGTCTTGGTCTTGTAGGTACTTTGCAAGGTGCGGTGTTTACCAACTGGAAAGAAGGCAAGTTCAAAGAAGTATCAAAACCTGTGTATGGTCAAGATTTTGGAATGAATGATCCGACTACCCTTATAAAAACCAGTATCGACAAAGACAAGAAGCTAATATATCTGCAAGAGTGTTTCTACAAGAAAGGACTGACCACAAGCCAGATAGCAACCCTTAACCAAAAGCACGCAGGCAATGATTTGATTGTAGCAGATAGTGCAGAGCCTCGCCTTATCCAAGAGCTGTCGCAGTATTGCAACATAGTACCAACAATCAAAGGACAGGGTAGCATAACCTTTGGCATCAGTCTTTTGCAGGACTACGAGCTTATTGTAGACCCTGACAGCGAAGAACTAATTAAAGAGCTAAAGAATTACGTTTGGCTAGAGAAACGCTCACAAACGCCATGTGATGCTTTTAACGATTTGCTCGATGCCTTGCGCTACAGCGTATCCTACCAACTTGCCAATCCACACAGAGGGGAATACTTTGTTTATTAACAGGTTAGAATAAACTATTTTATATTGGATTAGACTTATAAATTAAGTAACTTTGAAACTTGCGACAGAATCAGTTTTTTACTGGTTTTAGAAAAAGAAACCCTGAGTATATCTTGGGGTTTTTTTATGCCCTATATCAAAGAGGGGTTTACCACTTCCGTTTTTTGTCGTTTATAGTAGTATGAAGATTAAGTTAAACATACCTACTTCACTATTAGAGATAACACTTGCACAATATCAAGAGTTTATCAAGCTGACCGATGGCAAAGAAGACAGTCCCAAGCTGATGCAAAAGACGTTGGAGATATTCTGCGGAATAGACCTCAAGGACATTGCAACGGTAAAGTTTTCAGATGTAGGTCGCATACTAGGCAAAATTAACAAGCTGTTTGAATACGAACAGCCACTGATAAATAGGTTTAAATACAAAGGCAAGGAGTTTGGTTTTATCCCTAACCTTGACGAGATGACACTCGGCGAGTTCATAGACCTTGACAACACCATCGCAAAATGGGATAACATGGACAAGGCTATGGGCGTGTTGTATAGACCTATAGAAGTGTCAGTCAAAAACAAATACACAATCGAGCCATACGAAAGTTATGATAAGTATGACATGAGCGAGATGCCTGTTGGTATTGCTCTTGGTGCGCTTGTTTTTTTTTGGAGTTTAAGCAACGAACTCATAACGAATATCCCGAACTATTTACAGAAGGAGATGTCGAATCTGACCTTTCAGCAACAGGAGGCTTTGCTCAAAGGTGGGGTTGGTATCAATCACTATGGGGATTGGCAAAAGGACATGTCCAAGACTTTGACAAGGTTACTGCGTTAGAGCTACACAAGTGCCTTCTGTTCTTGACGTTTGAGAAAGAAAAAACAGAGTTAGAGGCTCGAATGATAAAAGGGAAAAAATGACAGATTTAGAAATCATCCAAGACATGTTCGACAGACACCTGCTAAAAGAGAATGAAACAGTTGTCCTTGCTGAAGGTTTTGAAGAAGCCTTTGTAGGCATTACAGCATCAGAGCCAAAGCGTGCAATCTATGACTACTGGAAATGTATCGACCTGCTTGTAGAATGTGATGGTGCTGATGCAAGCACATTTGACGATGCCTTAGAGTGGCTCGAGGACTATGTAGAAACAACAATGCAGGTTGAAATCAAAGATCAATCCCCCTTATTTGTGAAGAAACTATGACACCATTTTTTAACGTAATTGACACACTAACTACTGCACTCAAGGCAGAGCCATTTACTAATACTGTAACCTTTGGCGATCTTGATGACGTAGACCTTGACAAACTGACAATCTTCCCTCTTGCTCATATTATAGTAAACACCGCAACAATAAACGAGGAGACCATATCCATGAACATCAGCATTCTACTCGCTGACACCGTTCTAATTAAAGAAGATAAGGTCTGGATTAATTCATCTGAAAACGTTGTAGAGAAACGAGACAACAACGAACAGGAAGTGCAAAACACTCAGCTAGCGATTGCATCACGCCTGATGGCAAAACTACAACGAGGCACATTGTATCAAAACAAATACCAACTAGACGGTGCTGCTTCACTTGAGCCTTTTGTAGAAAGATTTGAAAACAAGCTGACAGGATGGTCAATGACATTTGACATTCTTATTCCTAACGACATGACAATCTGCTAATGAACAGACAGGAGATATTTGCTGTGCTTCAAAAGTTCGCTACAAACGTAGTGCGCATTGCTCGTATAAACCTTGCACGCAATAAGCGCAACGCATCTGGCGAGCTTGGTAAATCCCTAGAGTACAAAATCAAGGTTACCGAGAAAGACACAAACGTCAAGTTCTTCGGTGCAGACTATGCAGCTTATCAAGACAGAGGTGTAAGTGGAACAGACAAGAAATACAACACACCTTTCAGCTACAAGAGTAGCAGCAAGCTGTTAGGACTAGAAGCAGCCACAGGCATCTTTGCCAAGTTTGCAAAACGCAAAGGAATACAGGCAAGAGATAAAAAAGGAAGGTTTGTTACTTACAAGCAGACAGGGTTTGCGATAGCATACAACAAGAAAAAAGAAGGCATACCACCAACATACTTCTTCACAAAAGCAAGAGAAAAAGCACAGGAAAGACTTCCGCAGGAACTAGCAGCAGCAATAAGTAAAAACATAGTAGATGGCAACTAAAATAAACGTGCGTAGTCCTTTTCACATAAAGGTATCGCAGACAAACATAGCAACAGCAACATTGAGCCTTTACGTCTATACAGGCACTTTTGTAGCAAACGCATCAGTATCAAGTCCAAAGTACACAATCTCAAAAAGCGTTGTTACATCAGGATACATAACCTTTGAAATAGCAGAGCTTATACGAGACTATCTGAACATCACATTTGATGGAACATACACAAGTCAGAGCGTATGGGTAAACGCTGTGATTGCCACAACAGTATCAAGCGGTAGTGCATCTGCAACAGTAACTCCAGACAACACAAATGGCTTTCTAGCTTTAGATGGATATGGCTATTTTGAAGAGGCAATAAACCCAAGCCTATCGACAACCATCTTGCAATCTAACAAGGTAATACACAGGCTAAACGACAACAACACACGCATCCCTATATACACAAACGGAACAAGCAGCGTGAGCTACCTAAACAAGGGCGTTGTCAAACGAACAGTTCCAATCACAGGAGGACAAACAAACACCGATGCGCAAGTGTCCTACATTGATGTCTTTGCTTCCGCCAATACCGACAGCTACGAAGAGCGTGTGCTTGCTGATGGTGGCACTTTTGAAGACAATAGCCTTTTAGACAGCTTTTTAGATTTGTCTGACATTGGTGCGGTAGATGAGATTTACATAAACTCTGCAAGCGGAACAGATGTCGTAGAGATTAAAACAGAAGAAGAGTGTCAGTATGAAGTGTTTAAAATAACTTTTGTAAATAAGTTTGGCGCATTACAAGACATGCTTTTTAGAAAGAAGTCAGTCAAGACAATGGCTACTAAAAACGAGAAATTTAAGGCTAATGTAATAGACTACTCAACCCTTACATACAACACATCTGCACACCAAACCACGCAGTACAACAAATCAGCAACGCAGTCCTTATCGCTAAACACAGGCTTCATCTCACAAGACAACAACGCTGTGATTGAGGAGTTACTGTTAAGCGAACAAGTATGGCTTACTAAGTTAGACACGACAGAGAGAGTGCTTGGTGTAATTCCGAAAACATCTGCAATGCAATACAAGACATCGCTTAATGATAAGCTGATCAATTACACCATTGACTTTGACTTTTCTTTTGACACAATCAACACAATACGATAGTGCAGAAAATACAGCTATACATACAAGGGCAAAGAGTTGAACTATTCAAGGACGAAAGCGTTACTATAACTGACAGCATTCAAAACGTCAAGGACATAGGTAAGATTTTCACAGCTTTCAGCAAATCGTTTAGCGTGCCTGCTTCAAAGGCTAACAATAAGATATTTAAGCACTATTACAACTACGACATTGACATAGCATTTTCTTTCAATGCTAACGACATAGTGGCTGCAACTATTGAGCTTAACAACATGACATTCAAAACTGGCTTCATTGCTTTGGATGGTGTTACGTTAAGCAACAACATACCCTCAAGCTACAAAATCACATTCTTTGGCAAAACGGTAGACCTTAAAACAAAGCTAAAGGAAACGAAATTGAGTACTGTGTTTCAGGGTGTTACAACATACGACCACACATACGGTGTATCAAACGTAAAAACAGGACTACAGTCTAGTCTTGCAAGTGGCGCAATAAGGTATCCCCTAATATCGCACAGCGATAGATTGTTTTACGATAGTGGCAGCAATACAGCTAACGACCGCAATCTACACTACAGTACAAGCGGTGGCGGATCGGGTGCGCATAATCATGGAGTGCGATACAGCGACTTAAAGCCTGCAATCAAATTAAGTTCCATTGTGGATCAAATAGAGAGCTTTACAGGCTTAACCTTCACAAGTGGCGCAAGTGATGACTTCTTTGATGAGTCAAACAATCCACTATGGGCAAACTTGTATTTGTGGTTAAGTAGAGTAAAAGGAGGTTTGGGTTTAAACTTAACAGGAACAGCTGTAGTAGATATGCCTGTAACAAGATTTGATTTCTCCAGTGCAAGTCCAAATGAGTGGACACCTGCACTTCAAGGAGGTAATCCTGCCGCATCGCCTTATTCTGCAATGACACTACTATCAGGCAGTCAAACAGAGGGCATCTGGACTGTAAGACCAAAAGCTAGTTTTATAGGCAGCACATCACATCAATACTACACCACCTTTTCAGCAACAAGCTCATCACAGTACACCTTGATCATTGAAGATGTAACAAGCACACCTTTCACAATATCAACAGTATCTGGCACAGGCTCACTTACAACAGGAAGTATATTTGTAGGAACAAGCAACATATATGGGCAAATTAGAAAGATTAGGTACAGAGTAACAAGCGAAGACCCTGCGATTACATTCACACCGACAATCAACTTCAAGTATATAACTATTGCAGGCGGTAGTGCTTCAACATTTAACACACAGATAACAGGAACTGCAATAGCACCAAACGGTGCAGTGAGTAACATAGTGGTTTCAGACCAAATGCCTGATTTGAAAGTAATTGATTTTCTCACAGGACTATTTAAGATGTTTAACCTTACAGCCTTTGTGCAAGATGACGATAAGATTAAGGTGATGACACTTGACAAGTTTTACAGCGCAGGCAATACTCATGATATTAGTGAGTTTGTAGATGTAAACCAAAGCAATTATAACTTTGCAATCCCGTATCAAGAAGTTGCTTTCAGATTTAAAAAGCCAAACACATTTTTAGCTATAAACTTCAGCCAAATAAACAACAAAGTATTTGGCGATTTAGAGAGTGCGACTACGGAGAGTCCTGATGTGCAAACAACAAACAGAGGCGGTAAATACGTAGTTCAAGTGCCATTTGGGAAAATGATATACGAAAGACTTAATGACCTCGCAGATAACAGTCAGAGCCTTATGCAATACGGATATTGCACCGACAAAGACCAAAACCCAGTAAACATTGACCCTCTTGTTTTAAATATAAGCAATGACACTTTGACAAGTGGAAACCAATTGAGTTTTTACAATGGTAGTAGTACCGGAACAGCAGCCGCACTATCAACATACAACAGACCCTCAAACACATACGGAACAAGTCAATCTGTAAACTTCGGAGAAGAGGTTGATGAATTTACAGCACTTGCAGAAGACGACAGCTTGTTTGAAAACTTTTACAAAAATTATATTATAGACACATTCAACCCTAAACGCAGGCTTGTAAAGGTTAAAGCATACTTGCCATTGAAAATACTGTTAAACTACCAACTCAACGACATATTTGTAATAAACAACAACAAGTTTCTAATCAACAGCATAAGTACAAACCTCACTACAGGCGAGAGCAACCTTGAACTCCTTAACGACTTATGAAAACAATACTAGACATACTCGAGTTTGCAAAAGGCGAAACAGAAAACATACAGATTGCGCAAGGCAAGTATCATTTGAAAACATCACTCAAAGCAGCCTTTAACCAGTACAAAAAAGAACGAAAATGGCACAGACAGAAATAATAGAAATTCGGGCAGTAGTAGATGCTGCGGTTGCCGATATTGACAAGCTAAAGGACAGCATACATCAGACACATGAAGCTAGTTCTGAAACAAACGAGACCATACAAAAGGGAACTGACGTTGTAGACAAATTTACAGGAGGCGCAATATCAGGCTTCAAAAAGCTAACATCAACAGTTAAGACAGCAATCAAAAGTTTTGGTGTGTTGCGTTTAGCTGTTGCAGCTACAGGTCTGGGCGCACTTGTTTTGCTTGTAACATCAATACAGCAGGCTTTCACTCGTAGTGAGGAAGGGCAAGACAAATACGCAAAGCTACTTGGTCAGATAGGTGCAGTTACAGGAGAATTGCTAGACAGGCTTGCCAATTTAGGAACTGCAATTATAGATGCCTTTACAAACCCACGAAAGGCTTTGGAAGACTTTGGCAAAAGCATAAAGCAGTTTTTCCTTGACAGAATAAAACTTGCTGTAGAAGGTATTGGCTTGTTAGGAAAAGCAATCGCAAAGGTATTTGATGGAGACTTCACAGGCGCAGCAGAAGATGCAAAAAATGGCTTTGTTGCATTGAATAGAGGAATAAATCCTACTGTAATAATAACAGAGCAACTCGTCAAGGCTACGACCAAACTCGTCAAGGTAACAAAAGAGGCTACCAAAGCAGCACTCGAAGAAGCAAAGGTTGCAGGGCAGATTGCAGAGCTACGTGCCGAAGCAGACAAAGTAGACAGAAAGCTGCTTGTTGAAAGGGCAGAGGCTGACAGAGACAGAGCAGACCTTTTAGATAAATCAATAAACCGTGAGAAGTTTACAACCCAAGAAAGGATTGCCTTTTTAAAAAAAGCAGGACAGCTTGAGGAAGAAATAACAAACAAAGAGATTGCTGCAGTTAAACTGCGCCTTGAAGCTGCTGAAAAGGAGGCAGCGTTAGGTCTTGCAGACAAGGCAGAGCTTGACGAAGAAGCTGCTTTAAAAGCGCAACTGATACAACTTGAAACAGCAAAGCTAACAAAACAACGAGAAGTAACCTCACAGACAATAGCACTCAAGGCAGAGGAGGCAGCAGCCAAGAAAGTAATTGATGACCAAGAGGCAGCAGATGAAAAGGAAAGAGCCGACAAGATTTTAGAAGATAAAAGGCTGATTGCAGAAGAAGAAAAGCGAATAGAAGCAGAGCGTATTGCCGCAAAAACTCAAGCTCTAGATGCTATAATAGGACTTGCAGGTCAAGAGTCAGCACTTGGTAAAGCTGCCCTTGTTGCAAAACAACTATTAGCAGCAAAAGAGCTTTTAATTGATTTAGGAGTTTTAAAAAGTAAAGCAACTACTACAGCAGCAGAGGCTTCACCTGATGGCGCAAAGGCAGGACAAAACGCTGCTACTGGATTGTCGGAGACTTTAAAG